CACGCCTAAAAGTCTTGAAAGAATTTGAAAAAGAAATTTACAAAGGCGGACAGATTGTTGGAAGCTATCGGCAGGCAGAGCTAGAAGAACAACTTGTGAACAATGAATTAAGTAGAAACGCTTTAGAGATTCAAAAAGAACGTTTAGAAATTGAAAAGGCTAAAATTAAAAATAATGATGACAAGGATTCAGAAAAAGAAAGAGAAATGATTGAGTTGTTAAAAAATATAACAGAAAAGGTTGAAAAAGATGAATGATTTAACTCCCAAACAGTACGAAGTATTGAAAACATTTAATAAAGAACAGCCGAGAATAACAATTTTGACAGGAGCAAAAAGAAGTGGAAAAACATTTTTAAATAATTTTCTGATGTTATCACATATAGCAGCATTTGCTAACCAAAATCTTAACTTCATCATAATTGGAGCAACTAGCGGAAGTATTTGGAGAAACGTTTTAAACGACTGGGAAGTTATGTTAGGAAAGCAATTTAAGCCAAAAAAAGACGGAAGTTTTAAACTATTCGGAAACAATGTTTGTTTATTCGGTGGAGAAAAGGCAGACAGCTGGAAAAAAATGAGAGGAATGACTTCTCACGGCACTTATATAAATGAGGCGACAGCGTTACATCAAACTTTTATAACTGAAGCGTTTTCAAGAACATCAGGGGAAGGTGCAAAGATATTTATTGATACCAATCCTGACAATCCTGCTCACTTTGTTAAAAAAGATTATATAGATAACGCTGGAGACAGATTAGAAAACGGCAGATTAAATATTTTAGTTAGCAATTTCAAACTGGACGACAATGTATTTTTGAACAAGGAATATGTAGATTCTATCAAAAAGACAACTCCACGTGGAGCAACTTATGACAGAGATGTTTTAGGGTTGTGGGTAGCTCAAGAAGGGGTTGTATTCGCTGATTTTTCTGAAAAAGAAAATGTAATTGAGAATATAGAAGATGTCGAAATAAAAGAATATTACATTGGAGTTGACTGGGGATTTGAGCATTATGGAACATTGGTAGTTATTGGAGTGGATTTTGAAGATAATTACTATATCGTTGAAGTTATAGCGAAACAGCATGAGTATTTTGATTACTGGAAAATGCTTATTTTACAAAAATATAAGGAATATCAAGTTTCAAGAGTATTTTGCGATAGTGCTAGAACTGAATATGTACAAGGGTTATTAGATTTTGGAATAAATGCTGAAAACGCAAAAAAAGATGTAAAAGAAGGTATTGATTTGGTTGGAGCGATGTACAAAAGAAATACACTAAAGATTACAGAAAAAGCGTTTAAAGGGAAATTTGAAGATGAAATTTATTCTTATGTGTGGGGAAAAAATGATGAGCCAGTTAAGGAAAATGACGATGTAATGGATGCGATAAGATACGTTTTATATAGCTTGAAAAAAGATGAAGGCGGAATTGCTTATTTATATTAGGAAGGAGGGCTAATGTGACTAGAGAGGAAAGAACAAGGGTTAAAACTTATTACGACAGGGAACAATACAGCAAATCGAATTTGAATAAGAATATGCCAGGACTGTTTGACGGAACTGTAGAAATATTCAATCCAATCCGAGATATTGTAAAGGCTTTATCAAATACAGCTTTAAAAGATTTAGGAATAGAAAATGAGAAATTAAAAGAAATTTGGGAAATTAACCAAATGACTACTTTTAGTAAAAAGATTGCTAAAGAAATGTATTTGAATGAGGAGGTATTTATTGAGGTTATACTAACTCCTGACGATCAAATTAGGTATATTTTGCATAATGTAGATGATGTTGAATATACGGAAGTATTTGGAGAAATTAAGAAATTTAAAGTTGAAGGAGAACAAATTTATTTTAATGAAAACGGAGAAGAGCAAAGTAGAGAGTATTCAAGAGAGTATATAAAACTTGATACTGGAACTGTTAAAAGAACCGAAAAAATAGACAATAAGATAATTGAAACACCTTTTATTTTAGATAAAATTCCTGTTTCAAAATTTAAAAATGATAGCAACATAATTGAAGCACTAAATATTATAGACAAGATTAACGAAACCGAATGTTATATTGGGAGAATATTTGGAATACATGGAGACCCTTGGTTACATGCAAACGGAATAAAACAATTTGCGGATGTTAATTCTAGTAATGAAAAGATTAAGAAAAATGCACAGCTTTTGGAAGAGGCTAGATATAAAAAGAAAAGAATTATCAACACTCAAAATTCAAAAGAAATGGAAGCTAGTTTTAAATATATTGAATTGACAAATCCGTTAATCAGCGAAATGCAAAATGATATAGCAAGATTGGAAAAAAGATTATCAAACTTATTTCCTGAATATCTTTTAGTAGATACGGCAACGCAAAATGTCAGTGAAGAAACTTATTTATTAAAAAATAACGGGCTTAAAACAAAAGTGGCAAGTTTTAGGGAAGATTTTATAAAAAGTTTACTGGAATTAGATAAAATTGCGTTGGAATTGTCAGGAAGTTCTGATGAATTAACCGAAAACGATTATACATATTTTGATACGTTCTTGGAAAATGAAAAAAGTTCTAAATTAACAACTTTATCATTAGCCCTTGATGTAATAAGCAAGGCAAAAGAGATTGACGAAGAGTATAAACTTAAAAATTTAATAGAAAAAGTGATGGATGACACTTTGCAAGATTTGAGTGGTTTGTATGATTAAAATAGATTTTAAATGGAATCATAAAGTTGAGAAAAAGTTATTTAATTTTTTCAAAAGAGTGGCATTTTCGATATTTAATGGCAAAAAGGCAGATATTGATTATTCAAATTTAATGAAAATATTCGTTAATTACAGCATTTCTTATGAAAAAAAAATTAAGAAAGTGAAAAATATAGATGTAAAAAGGCATACAGAAATAGCTGTAAAACAAATAAAAGAAATAAAAGATTGGCAAAACAATTTGAATAATTATGTTGAAGAAAATAAAGAAAAAGATAATTTGAAAGATGTATTAAGGAATAATGCAAAATTTAGAGCTAGAAATATGCTTGGTAATTATTATAAAGACTTCTTGAAAGAAATAGTTGCAAGTGAAAGCGAATATTTCGAGTGGAATACAATGGGAGATGAACGTGTTAGACCGACACACGAAGCGAGAGACGGAGTTATTTATAATTGGGATAATGCCGAAATAGTTCCAGGGGAAGAAGCAGGATGTAGATGCTGGGCTACTGTTTATTTTCCTGACATAAAAGAAGAAATTGAAGATATAAACCAAAATTCTTGAGAGTTGAAAGATAACGGATCATTTATGAGTCGTTTTGATGTCAAATCTCAAAAATTTATAGAGTATCAATACTATAAATTATTTATGAGTTATAGCAAATAATCTAAAAAATAAGGAGAAGTGAGAATGAGAAATTTTAAACAAACGGAATTGTATTATGATAAGCCTGGAGAAGGCAAAGGAAATGGAGAAGGAGCTGGTACAGGTGGCAATGAGCCAACTCTTGATGACTTAAAAACCGAAATAGAGAATTTTAAAAAGGCACAGGCTGAAAAAGATAAGGAAATTAATTCCCTGAAATCACAGCTTGGGCATAGCAATAAACAGCTTGAAGAATTTCAAAAGCACGGCAAAACTGCTGAGGAATTGGCAAATTTGGAAAAAGAAAAAATTGAAAAAGAACTTGCCGAAACTAAAAAACAGTTAAATCTAACAACTTTAAGGACTAGAAAAAATGAGTTGATAACAGAGTTAAAGATTAGTCCACAATTTGCTGATTTAGTACAAATTACACCAGAAATGACAATTGAAAGTCTTGAGTTGGCAGTTAAGAATGTAGCGGCTAAAGAAAAAGAGTTTACAACAGATTTCTTGAAAAAGAACTCTATAACAAACGGAGGATTCAATCCAAAGGATAAAAAGAAAGATGAAAAAGATTTTGTTGACAGAATGATTGAGAAAAACAAAAACAATAAAACAGATCTTACAAAATTTTAGGAGGTTGAGATGTTAAAAAGAACAGTAATGCATAAAGAAAAATTGAATGTGCAAGTGAAAATATTAAAATCAGATTTTGCTAATTACATTTACAAAGACAAAAATACTAATAAAGAGTATTTGTTAGCAGGAACACTTGTTAAAGCAAAAAATGGAGAAGATTTAAGAGAAATAGGAGCGTTTGTAATTCCAACAGGGACAGGAACGCAGGCGGAAGCTGTGTTATTGCATGATGTTGAGTTTAAATATTACAACGACAATGAACAAGCAACAGTTTCGCTTGAAGGAATTGTGTATTTAGATAAATTAATTGCAGTAGGAAAAGAACATTCTACGCCAATTACGGTTACAAAAGCGGAGTTACCAGCAGGGATAACTTACATTTATAAGGATAGAAAATAGGAGGTTAAGAAATGCCAATGAATTTAACAGATTTATTAAATGCAAAGAGTTTAAATAAGTATTATGCAGGAGTAAAAGGAACTACGTTAGTAGAAGCAATGTTTCCAGCTGTATTTTCAAACACATTTGATATAAATACATTTGGAAGTTTAGACGGTGGAGTAGTTGAAATATTACAAAGTAGCCAACTGGATGCGGATGTAATGTTTAGAGACTGGGATTTAAAAACAACAACAAAAGGGGATAAGCAATTTTTTAGGGAAGGTATGAAGCTTGATGAAAAACGTAGAAAAGAATTGTTAGAAATTTTGAATACAAATAACCAGTCAATAATTGCTAGTTATTCAGAAAATATTTTTAATAAATTCGCAGGGAAAAACGGATTTTTAGGAAGTGCAAGAGCAATTGCAGCTTATACAGCTTCACAATTTTTATCAACAGCCAAGGTAACGTTTGTTAATGAAAATGGTGGCGGACAAACAATTAATTATAGGCTTGCTGATAAATACAAAGAAACGTTAGCAGGAACTAATGTTTGGAGCACTGCAACAGCAAAACCGCTTGAAGACTTGGAGAGATGGAAAGAAACAGTTGAGGAAGGTGAAGGAAACGTAGAGATAGCTTTAATGTCAAAAGCTACATACAATACACTAAAAAAACACGATACTGTAAAAGCGTTATTCAAGAATGTTATTGTTACGGTTACTCCAGCACTTATTAAATCTACTATTGAGGACGTAATCGGAATGACAATATTGATTTGGGATGAAAAAATAAAAGTTGGAAAAACAACTAAAAATGTATTTCCAGATAACATTGTAACATTAATTCCAAACGGACAATTAGGAGTTATGGAATACGGACCAACTCCAACAAAGACTGATGAGCTACTTGGGATTTTGGGAGATAGAGAAGTTGTAGATATAGCTGGTACATTTGCAACTGTGGAAGTTGTGCCTGAATCAAAATCAGCAGGAGTTGTAAATAATGTAAACGTTGTAATTGAAGATTTAGTTGCCCCAAATCCATCAATAATGAATAGTATGTTCATAGCAACAGTCGGGTAGGTGAATTAAATGGCAAAAGAAAATAAAAAGGAAGAGGTAAAAGCTATTGTTGAAGCAGTAGCTTTAACACCTTTGAGATTCAACGATATTAGATATGAAACTGGGGATAAGTTAGAATTAACCGAATCGGAATTTGAAATTCTGTCAAAAAACAAACTTATTGACAAAAGAGTTGATGAGTAATGACGGACGAAATTTTGGAAGAACTGAAAAAATATATTCCTGAAACTTCGGATTTTGATGTAGGAGTTGTTGAGCAGTTTTATAAAGTCGCTGAAGAAAAACATAGCAGTGAAAAAGAGAAATTGCTTAAAATATATCTTTTCGGATATTTACTCACTTCATTAGATGATTTTGATTTTGAGAAAGTTCAAGTATCTAACATTATAATTGAGGAAACAGTTGGAAACAATCAATATTTAATGATGTACAAACAGTTGTTGAAAACGCTTGGAATCGACGAAAACGAAACAACTGTATCAATAGTTTAAGGAGCGGATCATGTTTAATTTTAAAAACAAGGAAAAAAGGGAAGTTCTGCTTGTCAAATTAAATCACATATTGCTTAAAGAAGGCGATAATGAACTTGATTTGACACCTCGCAGAATGAATATTGCGGAAGAGGAAATTAAGGAAAGAAAACTTAATATTGAAATTATAGAGCTGGGTGATAAGAATGCCGTGCAAACTGAAAATGAAGGAGAAGCCGAAAAACAAGAACTTGGAGAAACTTCTGGCGATGAATAAGCAAAAAATTGAAGTTGGAACAGTAACTAATTACAGTGTTAAAGGCGGATTTAATGCTTTTGGACTGTCTAATGTTCTTGACACAGGATCTAGCCGTGGAGTTCCTGGATGGAATTATAATCAAAAGGCTTTTGAACAGTTTAAGCCAATGGCGGCTAGATATTTTAAAGAAGGAGTTGCAAAGATTATAAACGGAAGTTTTAGTGTAGATGCGATGACTAATAAAATTGGAACAGAGGCAAGTACAAAATATAAAGCAATGATTGAAAGAATTAAAAGCCCAGCAAATAGTCCTGTAACAATTAAGAAAAAAGGATTTGACAATCCGATGATTGAAACAGGGCATTTTAAAAGCAATATCGCCGCTAAGATTAATGGAGGCAGAATTGTTGGGAGAGGTGGTGGATAATGGACAGGAAAGTTAGGGCGGCTATTAGAAAAGTTTTAAAAGTTATAAGGAAGTTTTCTGATGATGTAACTATATATTCAGAAAATTCTGAGATCGAATTTGACGAAATGGGCAATCCTATTCAAAACAAAATAGAAAAGACGTTAAAAATGGCTATACTGACACCTAAACATAATTCATCATTTCCACAAAGTATGGACGGGAGTTTTTTATCGAATAAGAAAGAAGGGTATTACATTCTGAACGATACAGACGGCTTCAAAATTTCTGAAAATATGAAACTGAAACACAACGGCGTGATTTATAGAATAGTCAATATTGAAGAAAATTATGGAGAGTTTTTGAGAATGGAGCTGAATATAGATGACAAACGAAATTAGAAAAGAGGTCGTGAATGATATTAAAGAGTTTTGTAAAAAGTTTGGCATAAATCAAGTTATCAACGAAGAAAAACGTGATGAAATTTCGGCTGAACAGTATGAAAAACTTAAATTCCCACTTGTTTTCTATAATCTGTATATCGAAGATGCGGGTAATCCTATTCCTTTTGGAAATGATAAATATTGTTATGATGAGGAAATACAGGCACTTTTGACTTTGGAATCACGAGAGAAACATAATGATTTTGATATGCTTTATATGTTTTTGGCGAATACAAACGCAACAAACGATTACTTTGACGAGAGGAAACATCAAAGGAAGATACGGAAAGTATACAAGATACAGGAAACGCCTTTTAATTTTATGGGCAGAAAATATTACAAACAAGTTCTGCAATTTAGCTATTTTGCAGAGCATTATATAAATAAAGATTTTAGGGAGGAATAATGGCAATAGAAAGAAATGATTTGAATACATTGAATAACGTACAAATAAAATCAGAAAATAACAGAGCATTTTATGCTGATGTAAGAAGTTTAATGTTTTTTACAAAAGACTTCGCAATATCGCCAACTTATATTACAGAGCCACAGGATTTATTGGAGCTGAATGTAAGTGGATTAGATGAAAACCATATTTTTTATAAGTTAATAGTCAGTGCTTATTCACAATCATATACACCGTTAAACGTTGTAGTGTATGGAAACAATACAGCAACTACATTTACAGAACTTATGAAAACTTACGTGGATCATGAGGACGCTTTCGAGGTTACTAACTGGATTACTAATATGGATATAGTTGCAGAGAAAAATTATATAGACAGCATTATAGCTTATGCAAAAACTGATAAGGATAAACAGTTCTTTATAGCTGTAAACTATGAAAAATTAGGAAACCCAGCCAAAGCTGTAGCACTACAGACGGATAATAATATTGATAATGTAGCGTTTGTTATTGAAGGGGCTAAGAACTTGGCAAAAGGAAACTGGATTACCGGGGCATTGGTTGGCGGAACGATAGGATATAAAGATTTGGGAAGTTATATTGTGCATTCTACGCAAATTAACGGATTTGTGCAGGAGAACTTCACAAAGACGGAGCAAAAGGCATTCTGGGACGCTGGATTGAATTACCTATCTAAGCCAACACGAGGATATTTTCATATCGTGAACGGACTTAATTCAGATAATAAGACATTTATTGAACTGAAATTAACCGAAATTTGGCTTAGAGATGGATTGAAAAAAGATTTAACAATCTTCCAAGTGAGAAAAGATAAAATACCTTTGAATGATACTGGAAGATTAATGATAGAAGCAATTATCAGAGAACGTTGCAGACAAGGTGCTAATGCTGGAATGTTTATGGTGGATAATGCTGGAAGTTATTTTGGAATAATAACTCAAAAAGATAAGAACGGCAACGAGATAAACATTAAGCTGGGGCATTTAACAGTAGATGAAATAACGCAGGAGTCAATCAGGGAAGGGAAATTCAAATTCGATTTAAAAGTTACTTATCTGAACGGCGTTAGATATGTTTCACTTACTGGAGCAATTACAACAGACGGAGAAATTATTTTTAATAAATAAGGAGGTAAAGATATATGGCAACAAAACAATATAATGTGGATAATGTCAAAATCATACTGACTGCCGCAGGGATTCCTTATGCGATAACTTGCAGACATGAAGATGGTTTTGAAGATGATCCGAATACAGAAAGTTCAAGCTCTACGATTGCGAGCTGTGGGCAGAAAGTAGTAAATGTATCAGTAGACGAAAGCGTTTCTATTACGTTGAGCTTGCTTTACGGAAGTGAAGAACATAGAACAATGGAAAGGTTGCACAAACTTTGGAAAGCAAATAAAGGACCGTTTCCAATGTTTATGGTAATTACTGATACAAATACAAACGAAACTTACATTTATAACGGTGTTTCGTTTAAGAAAAAGGCTGGGTTGAAATATGCAAATGAGAGTGGTACTGAAGCAAGAACTTGGGAGTTTGAGGCTGAGAGTAGAGAACTTGTGATATAGGAGGATTATTTAATGGATAAATTGGTATTGAGGACTATGAAGGAAACGATCACGAGTGTTGAGTTATTGGAAAAGATAAATGAACTAAGAAAAGAAGAAGGAGAAAGAAATAAGCTCAAACATAATACTTTATTAAGGATAATACGAGATGAATTATGTGAGCAAAATATTTTACCCACATCAGAATACAGAGAAATAGCGATGCCGAAGGGTGGTTATAGAAAAGAAAAATTTTATATTCTTACTTTAAGACAAGCATTGAGAATCTTAACAAAAGAAAGCAAATTTGTGAGAGGGAAAGTGTTTGAATATATAGAATTTTTAGAAAATCAAAATCAGATGTTAAGACAGGCATTGTGGAATAGACAAAATAGCGAATGGTTACAAACTAGAAAGCAAGGTAAACTTGCAAGAAGAAATGAAACAGATGCAATCGCAACATTGATTTTATATGCCAAAGAACAGGGAAGTAAAAATGCTGACAAAATGTATATAACTTATTCGAAGCTCGTAAATAATCTTGTAGGAATTAATGCTGGCATGAGGGATATTGTTAGTTTTGAAACATTGATAAATATTGGGAAATTGGAAGATTTATTCACAAAACTGATTATAGACGGAATGGAAAATAAAATGTACTACAAAGAAATCTACAAAGAATGCAAAAGAATTGGAAACAACTTTATGGCTTTCTTAAATGCAGATATTAAACTTTTAAGAGCGTAGAGAAAATAAAAGGACAATTACAATTAAATATAATAACTGTGATAAAAAAATCGTTGACTTTATACGTATTTTGATGTATAATTCATTTGAGGTGGTTAGGATGCCAATGAATTCAAAAGAAATGATTAAATTTTTGAAGAGAAATGGTTTCACCGAAATAAAAGGTGGAAAAGGCTCTCATAAAAGATTTAAGAATTTCGATACCGGTAAGGTAACCGAAGTGCCT